CGCTGTACGAGCCCGGAGGTTATTGTTAATCTCGATGCGTGCTTCCAACACGTAGTTGGGAGAGGCTACGATTGATCCTCCCTGCGCAATCCTGCCCACGTCAGACGTTGTGTTTAACACGTCGTACGTAGGAGCCGCCGAGTAGGTGCCAGCTGAAGCAGTGCCAACGGCAGCGGCCTTGCCCATGAATGAAACCGTTCCATTCACGATGTCAGCTGACCGAGCTGTAATACCCAACCGATTGACTTGCATGCCCGTGAACAACTGATATGTCGGGGTATCCTGTGCCTCGAATACTTCTTCGATGGAAAACGACTTGGGTTTGGTCGAGTTGCGAATCCGATCACCAATCCAACACTTGATGGTCTTCCCTGCCCCGTCGTCTGCATCCCATCCACTGGGCACGATGTCCAACGTCAACGTCGTTGCCGAAATGGCTGAAATGCGCACCCAATCGTTATTGGCCGTCTTGGTGGCAAACTTGTCTCCCGCAGCAGAGCCGCCGATCTTGATCCAATCTCCAACGACCAAACCAAGCGTTGTAAAATCGATCCCGGAACTGGTCAATCGATTTGGTGAAACTGCGGCAGCAATCACTCCAGATGCCCCGACGAATCCGACCACACGTAAACGGGCAGCCAACGGAGGGGCAGCTTCATCAACCATGGTGGACTCTTCCATCACGATGGTATTGGCCGCTGAAGATTTGACCGTCCAAATCGCGTTATTCCCAGAGTTGGTAAATCCACTGCCCAACACCAACATACCGGCCTTGAAGTCGACCGCTTTGAAATCTCCGGTATCCACGACCGTAATCGTCGAATCCCCACTGGGTGAATCTCCGGCTACGTCCGAGATTTCAGTATCGGCAGTCGCATTGACTATCGTCGGCATTCTGGTCCACGTGTTGAACAATGCCCCAGTCAGGATCGTGTCCAACGAACCAAACGACAACTCAAAGCCAATATCCCCTCCAGCTTCGGCCCCAACCAACACCAAATCTGAAACCTGACGATCGGACCGAAGTTCGTTGGACACGATCGTACGAGGAGCGTATGCTAGATTGGGCGCCTGGGTAATGCGAAGGGTTTCGAACACGGGAGTCGTCGGAGTCACACCCCAAGTAGCTTCAGTGATGATCCCGATTTTTGTTCTATTCGCATCGGTCATCGTACATCTCCTTTCCTACAAGATTGCGTCGTACCAGAACTCGGCCCGAACGTTTTGTTGATACCAACCAAATCCGTCACTCCCAATCGTCTCAACCCCAACGTTCTGGAAAGTGACCCCACTTAATTTCTTGCCCTCGAATATGCCACGAGCCTTATCTGCATAAGTGTCGTTATTGTAAGTTGCGTCCCCATCTTTCGTAAACACCTGGACGACCACGACTCCTCGCCTGCGAAATCTGCGATCACCAACGCCTCCCAACGATGCTTGCGAAGATATGATGTGAATGACGTTCAATCGCACCCATGCACTGCCATCACTGGGAGGAGTATAGTTCACGTTCTGATATGCAATAGCGGTGGTGCTACCCCAATCAGTAGCAAACTGTTTATAGATCACATCGCGGGCCTGGCTCTCGTTCATGTGCCTTTGTTCTCGATTTCCTCAATGCCCCAACGGACTTCTTCGCCCATACCAAATGCCAACTCAGCGGCGATTTCGATGGCTTCGTCGACGAATCCCGATGGACTTTGTTGTGAATGGCCATTGTTGAGGGCTTGAATGTATGGCACGTTGTTCACGATGAAAATTTGACCATCTCCCAACTGCCACATCATGAGGGCAGCTATTCCAGCACCACCAGCCAGCTGATCGACATTCTCCTTACTACCAACTGTCGCACGATCTGCTTTCCCAACCGAAGGAATCCAGTTGGAGCTGGCCCATCCCGTGTCAACAGGAGTGCCCTCGGGAGGATTGCCCCGCAAGCGTTCATGAATCTTGAGCGCCATCTTTTGGATGTCTAACGTAACAGCGTTTTCGATGGCCCGCAAAACCTTCGCAGTCTGAATTTTGTCACTTAAATCGATGAACGCCATGGCTCACTTCCTCAGATGCAGTATGCTGGTCACTGCTACTCCAGCGATCTCTGGAGTTTCTACGTTCAGGATTTCCCACGTGACGGAACCATCAATCAGTTGATCCGCCACTGCCGGAGTTGCTCCCAAACCAGACAACGAAACGATGGCTTGTTTGTCTCCACGTTTGACGATGTCCCCATCGATTTGTTTCTCTTTGAAATCGACGATGATTGCCGTAGCTGTCTTGTCCGAATACGTCCGGACCTTGCCCTTGGATGGAACGGCAGCATCAATCCAATTCGCCGTCTCAGTCCATATCCGCAGAGTGACTGACTTACCGAGCTCAGCTGCGGCGTCGGATATTCCGGCCAATACGTCCGTGGCAATAACAGTGTCGCCCATTAGTCATCCAGGTCCGTTTCATCCGTCATGTAGTCGTGCATTCCACGAGTGATTAACGGCTTTACCCTATCCGTGTCTTCTTCGACGGTGTCCATATCCGATATGGACACCCCTCCAACCTTGGGTTCGGTGTACAGAGCGTTGACTCCACCGTACTCTCCGTACCCCGAATCGGCCAGCCCTTTGTAAAACTCACCCAGACTGATGTAGTGTTCAAACTTCTGCTGCATGTCGATGGCGATAGATCCAGCGGAAATCTTCATCTTCTGCGCATATCTGGCTGCCAACTTCTGACACGCCAACAAAGCGGCCCGATACAAATTCGACTCTATAGCCAGAATCGCAGTGTAATCATTGTCCGACAACAACGTCGGAGTCGGATCATCCATCAATAGCTTCAGCTGAGATATCGTCCAGGCCATGTTCTTCAAGCTCCACTGACTTATCGCCGGCGCTAGCTACAACCACGTCAGCCTCGATGATCTTCGTATCGGGACTAACCACCCTAGACTTGGGTGGTTTTGATTTCTTGAGAGGTTTGACGAACGCTTTCTGATACTCTTCCTCGGTGATGAGATATCCTGCTTCCCGCAACTTGAGTATGCTTCTCCAAGACATGCTCAACTGAAGATATTCAAACTTTGCTTTCGCCGTATACGTCACTCCACCAAACCGAAACGGTTTACGAACGTACAGCACTTCTCCTCGAATGATGTTTCGACTTGTTAGATCCACGTAACGTTCCTCCTTTCTTCACGGGAGCTTTGACACGGGCGGGATGGGAGGCTGTGACTGAATGCTCATCCGAGGACCCAGAAGTTGTCGGCGTGGGCGATATGAAGCGACAACGGAGCAACTTCAGCACAGCCTCCCATCCAATGCCTAGTTCCGCATACGGAAACTCAGATCCCAATGAAATCTTATGTCCTCGATAAACAAACGGCCTGGTGGCTACGAATACCGTTTTGCCTTCTCGTATGTCGAGCATGACCCGCACACCTCCATCAGGATATTACTGATCCATGCCGAGAATGACGACCTGCGTAGCCGCTCCCAATCCAGTGCCAGCCACGCGCACGTAAGCTAATCCTTCGACATAATACTGCCAAGTGCCGTAATGGAACACGGCCGCTGACGTATCGGCAATGGTTCCTCCAGAGGGAGGGCCAACCATGGGAGTCAACGTACTAAACAATACCGTAGCGGATGCGGCCGTACTGGTTCCGGGCTTGCCTTCCAACCAGAATCCACCAGTGGCATATCCCGTTACAGCGCCAGACACAGCGCTGGCACCGTTGATGCCACGTGCGATTTGCATCTGCACGACCTTGGCATTGTAAACGGGAATTGCGACGGTCTCGGTAGCCGCATGATTATCGCCGGCCCCGGCTGAAAGATTCTTATACGGGCTGAATGTAAACGGGCCATAGGACACCCGCTTCCCTAGGGTATACGGCCCCTCGATGGCGATTTGCGCATAGGCCAAAGTCGTCAATACGAGTAGGGCGAAAACCAATGCGAGAACTTTTGTTTTGATAGAATTCATGGCCTTCGAACTCCTTTCGTAAATTGCCAAAGATTATACGCCTTGGCCACTGGTCGAAGCGATGATCTGATCGAAGTACACACCCAAATCGGCCCCAACCAACTTCTGCGCCAATGCCAATTCGATCTCCTGGCGATCTGAATTGATATTCTCCATCCGGAACGATTTCATCCGCACCCCATTGTTCGAGCCGATGTATCCAGTCCAGACGAAGGTGTATCCAGCAGACGGAACCAACATCCCGGGCGTAGGGGTGACATATCCCAACCAAGCCATGTCACCACCGATGAAATTGAAGTCATCATCGGCCCCTTCCTTGCCCGCGTTGTAGATAGCCTTCATGATGTGGATATTCGGGATCTCAAACAAACGACGAAGCGAATCGATCCCGGCCTGTGCGGGCGCTCCAGGCGTCTGGCCGTACTTAATCCGATCGATGATGTCCGGGTGATTGATCAACTTGTCATACACCCGCTTACTTATGATCAACGTGTTTGGCTCGTATCCAGTCAATCCCAGCACGTTGGTACGATATGATTGCACGTCCTCAATGGGAGTGCTCGCCGCATCGCTCCACTGAAGGACTTCGTTTGTTCCTGGATTTGCGGCCACTCCAGTCACGTCCGTAGTCCACACGCCCGTTTTCAGATAGGCGTTTTTGAACAGGAATTCCTTCTTGAGCAGGGCCTTCTGAGTCAGGAAACGGGTGGCTTGATCGTCCAGATTGAACACGCTGTCCGCGTTGCTGCGAAGCATGTCATCGATGTCCTTGTGCAGGGCATATACTTCGCAGAAGTACGTATCCGAGCCCGTCTCATACCCAGAACCTTTCGATTCCGTAGACGGAGCTCGCTTCTGCATCTCATCCCGGAAGAAGGCCCCTCGTTCGAACGTCACGTAATAATCGGAACGCTTGGCAACCGGGATACTCGGAAAGACTCGATCCGCAATAAAGTTGGTGTCATCTTGCATGTAGGCCACAGCGATGTTGGTCAGCAATGCGTTGACGTGCAGATCACCCAAAGTGGGGTTGTCTTTCAGAACCATGAATTGATTTCCACTCGGTTTCTTCGGCATGTTATCATCCTCCTTATCGTTCGTGTTGACTATTAAGCACTGGCTTCAGCTGCCGGCAAAAGCACCATGGAAATGATATCTCCAGCCGCGTCGGCAGCCTCTAGCGCCTTGCCCAGAATCTTGTAAGTTGAAGCTGCCGTGACCGCCCGACCATCAGCGGCGGACGAAACGTCAGCTCCCGCTGCAATGGCCGCTGAGGCTACGATTTTTGTAATACCAATCAGAGCAACCGTACCCGCACGACCAGCCGCGTCCGGCTTGTTCTGCAATACTCCAATCGCAGATCCGCCAGCCGATTGGACGTAATCGACCTGCCCATCCGAATCAACCTGGACGAACCGATATTGATAGTTGGACAAATCCCGGGCAGCGTTTAGGGAAATGCTGTGAAGAGCCTCTGAATAAGCCATGGTTTATTGCCTCCTTCGTCTTTGTGTAACGCCGATTACTGATTGGACTCGGCGAGATGTTCCTTGTACAACTCATTGCCCTCTTCCGAGTTCGCGATGGCTTTCCACGCTTCAGAGATGGACACCTTGTGTTCTTGCGCGTAATCCTTCGCCATCTTCTCCAGCTTCGCTTGCGCACTCGAACCAGACTGTGAGCCACCCGCCGAAGCACCTGCGGGAACGAAGAACTTCTGAAAAGCCGCGTTGGCCGACTTCAGCAACTCCATGAATCCCTTACGAAGGGTTTCGTCCTGAATGCAGTTGATGTGACGAAGGATCTTCGCCTTAAGCAACACCTCGCCAGGCAGGTTGCCATATTCTTTCTCGACCAGTTGAATGGCTTCCTGCTCCAACCGTTTCTCCAGCTCTAACTCCGCTTGAGCCTTGGCGCTTTGGATGAGAGTGTTCTGGACCTTCAAGATTTCAAACAGTGACGAACCAACTTCCGATTTCCGAATGACACGTCCATCAACATTCAGAACCTCGTCGTCCAGTTCACTCTTCTGCACGATCTTCATCCGTGCATCAGGGGCCATCTTGAGGAACTCCGCTTTCCCGGCTTCGTCCAACTTCTCGAAGTAGACCTTCTCCTTGTCCGACATCTTGGCTACAATCTCCAGCCGTTGGATCTTCATTACGCTATCGGCCAGAGCCTTCTCAACCGCTTCCTTGACCAACGCATCTACGGCAGCCTGATCGAAGGACTTCACTTCTTCTTTCTCTTTCTTGACTTCGTTGTTCGGCATGTTACTGTCCTCCTTGCTCGTGGTTTTGATGTCATCGAGCTTTCCCGTAATATAATCGGCAAACTGACGCACACTCTGCTTAAGTGCCTCGCGTTTGTCCTTGATGCCCTTATCCTCCAGGATCGTTTTGAAGGAGGTGCGCAACAGCTCGGACACTTCCCACATGGGTCGCATGACATCCTGAAGTTTTTGTTCCAGTTCAGCCGCTTCCAGAACTTCATCGAAGGTGGCCTTGAGGGTATCGCTCTCCACGTCGTCTGATTTGAACACCACCACCTGAGCCCCTGGATTGGCTGGATTGGCGACCAAACTGACTTCGAAGATTTTCAAATTCTTCAACAGGTTGGGCATCTCAATCCACCTCCATTCGTTGTCCACGGCCACCTATACTGAATGCTAAATAGTTTCCACTCTTGATCGCATTCCAAACGTCGTCATCGTCAATCTTGAATCCACCAAACCACCCGACCTTTCCCAGATTAATACCCAACAGACCTTGCATCTCTTTCGTAAACACAATGGAAGATACCAACCGACCAATCCCCTTCCTGACGTGACGATCGCCAGCGATGCGGGCGTTCAGGACAAAGTCGTAAGCGGCTTTCTCCAACTCGGATTCCTCGATGATGTCGTCCTGCTTGTCTACGATTGGGATGCCATCCTGTTCGATGACTGAGAACCATCCAAACACCAACCGCTGTTCTTCGTCCAACTTCAAGATGTTGGACGATGGTATATCAAACCCTTCGGCTGACTTGGAGCTGGCTGCTTCAAGGGTGGTCTTGTAATCGTGTTCCTTCAACCAGGCCTTTGCTTGTTGTGGAGTGAACTTCTTGGAGTCAAAACGAATAGCTTGAATTTCGGCCTTGCCATCGTCTGTTATGCCAAAGATAGCATCAATCCCAGATCCGAACTTATCATTCTGCCTACGAAACTTTTTGTACTTCCCGGGATCGTTTTGTCTCGATGCATGTTCGTTTGGATAGGGCATGATCATTGCTCCTTCGGCGCGTACCGAATTCCATGATCTCCAGGATATGGACCGAGGTGTAGATTGTCCCCATATGCAATCGTGGCAGGAATCCCTCTGGGAAAGGCCTGACAAAAAGGCACCTCAGAAGACTCTTCGCGGCCCAGCCACTTGACGCCTTTGAAGTACTTACAATTCCTGGTATAGCACTTAGGTTCATCCAACATATCGATAGCTCCTTTCTAGGATTCTTTTTTGTTTTCGTAGATTTTCAAGACCTTCTTCAAAACTTTTTCATCAGCGCTCACATCGTCCCAATATCCCCTGGCCAGAATGGACTGGATTGGCAGCGATGGATAGACCATTTCATCGGGCAGATGTACGATGTTTCCTTTCCCATACGTCATATCTCCAGACTCAGATACTAGAAAATCATTTGGCCCTCTTTGAGCGATCACCCGGGCTGTCATTGTGTCCTCCTATTTGTTAAGTATCCCACTTACAGAAAAGTCTCTTATCAGATCGGAATGTGCCCTATTCGTTCCTGGTGAGAAGACTTCCCATTCGATACCATTCTCTTGTAGTATCCTCTTCACATTATCGGATGGTTCAGACCCCTGACGAAAAATAACTTTCTCAATATCTTTCAACTCAGGTCGCTTCCCATATATCTGTGCTTCGTAATACGACGTATCCGGGCGCTCATACTGTAGGAAGTCGTTTGATCCAGCGAACCGATAATCTGGTGCATCGGCTTTGACTGCTATGTAGTCAACCTTGTTAATCTCTTTCCCGATTTGTATGTTGAAGGAGTCGTTGAAAGTCACACTGGAGCGTTCTTTGATTGAACTCTTGAACCGTATGGAAACTTCTCCATATCCGTTTGCGGGAGCGATCCGCATCTCGGCCTCCCCTAGTTTCGAGCGAGACAAATAACCATAGATAGGACGATCGGCTCCAGCGGCATTCTTTCCTATGCCGAAGACATTACTCTCTACCTCCGAACGAAATGCCTGGTCGAGAAGTCCTCTTGATGTTCCCGTTTCGAATTGGTTCTTCAAGCCCGTATTCAGTATTTCTTCCAAACTAGAGTTAGGCACATTGACGTGGATCTGGAGTTTACTTGTGATTTGTTTGACTCGCTCGTCGAGCAAATTGATGTAATCGTCTACAGAGAGGCCCCACTTCTCTGCATTGGTTTTCAAATTCTCCAGGTATAGCGTATTGCTTTTCTGCAAGTCTGCCATTTCCTGAACGACGTTGAAACTATTGGGCGATGGGGATTCTCCCAACGAAAGACGAATGGCTCTCCTTTCTTTGAGAGCGTCCAGATACGCTTTCTTGACCTCGTCCGTTTCCCGGAGCATATTGTGGTTCGTCCCCGCCCATCTCTCTATCCGCTCATCGATTGCCTTAATCTTCTTCAACATCTGGGCCCTGGTTGGTGCCAGTGGTGCGGCCGGCACCTTGACATTCACGGCTCCGGCAGCCACCCTCTTGCCGATCAACTTCTCCAACATGTTCTCGACCATACGAGGCAGGGTCTTCGCCTTGACCGTGCCGTACTCTGGCGACATGTATGCTGTGAAAGATTCGGCAAACGCCTCCATATCATTCGTCGACGAGTAGGTCGACACATTCTTGCTCCACCACGATTTCGATCTGGATTCAAAGAGGTCTGTCCACTCCCGTCGCTGTTCACGCGACAATGAGAGATGTGCATGATGTCCCACCTCATGCCGTAGTGTCGTCACATAGGATGTCTTCTCCGTCATCCGGACTTCAAAGTCCCAGATTCT